GGCTTCTCCGTTATGATGGTCGCGATGAGGTGGAACCCGTGACCTACGATCCCGAAACCATCCGCCCCATGCTGCTCGAAGCGCGCGGCAACGTGCGCATGGTGGCGAAGACGCTGCAAGTCGATAGCGCCGAATTGCGCGAGTTCGTGATGAGTACGCCCCTCTTGCGCAAGGCGCTGGAGGAGGTGGTCGCCAGGGGCGTTGACATGAGCGTCGGCGTCCTCTTCGACGGCCTCGAAGACGACAACGCCAACGTCCGCATGCAGGCCGCCAAGGAGTTCCTGAAGTCGCGCGCCGGTCAGCGGCGAGGTTTTCATCATAATCGCGAGATGGAGCTGAAGGTCCCGCGCAGCGGTCATTTGACGTTAACATGGTTGCCGCCGGAAGAGCGGCCCGATCCGAAACTGATCGAGGGGAAGCTGGTCGAGAAATGACGGACTTCGCACGGCTCGGCATCGCTCCGCTTCGCTTCGCTGCGCTGCGCAACGCCCCGCCTCGCCACGCAACGCATCGAAGGGGGACGGCGTGAGCCATCGCGGCCAGGAGACAATGAAGAACTGCGAGGTGCGGTTGAAGCGCAATGGCGGCCCAGGCCGGTTGAGACGCGACGGCCAACCCGATGGCCGGTGGCGCAGCCCGGTGAGTCGCTGGGCCAGGATGACGCCGGAAGAGCGCAGCGCCTTCGGGCGCAAGGCCGCGCTCGCACGATGGGGGACGGCGTGACCTACGTGGACGACGCTCCCGTGCGCGACGCGGCGAACGACAACGAAGCGCGCCTCACCATCCCCTACAGGCCTCGCCGCCACTTCCTCAAGCTGCACGCCTCCGAGAAGCGATGGATATTCGTCTGCGCCCATCGGCGAGCTGGCAAGACGGTGGCGCTCGCCAACCAGCTCATCCGCGCCGCTTACTTGAACCCGCGCGCTTGGCCGCCGCCGCGCTACGCATACGTCGGGCCGAGCTTCGAGCAGGCGAAGGACCTCGTCTGGTCCTACCTCAAGCAGTACACCGATCCCATAGACGGCATGCGGCCCATCGAGGGCGACCTGTCGATCACCTTCCCGCACAACGGCGCGGTGATCAAGCTCTATGGCGGCTCGTCGGCCTACGAGCGCATGCGCGGCCTCTACTTCGACGGCATCGTCCTTGACGAATATCCGCTGCTCAACTCCACCGTCTTCTCCACCATCGTTCGCCCCTGCCTCGCCGACTATCGCGGCTGGGCCGTCGTCTCAGGGACGAGCAACGGCGACGATCATTTCTACAAACTCAAGCTCAAGGCCGAAGAGGAGCCGGATCGCTGGGACGTGTTCCTGATCCCGCTCTCATCGACCGGCGAGGAGGCGCTCTCCTACGGCGAGCAGAAAGAGCTGACGCAGGACATGTCGAGCGACGAGTTCGCTCGCGAGATGGAATGCTCGTTCGACGCGCCGGTCGAGAACGCCTACTACAGCGAAGCCCTCAACCTCCTGGCCAGCGACGGGCGCGTCTGCTCGGTCCCGGTCGATCTCGCCGCGCCCGTCATCTCGGCCTGGGACCTGGGCGTCCACGACTATACCTCGATCTGGCTGTGGCAGGCCGTCGGCAAGGAAGTCCACTTCATCGATTTTATGATGGCTCCCGGCAAGGGCCTCGACTACTGGGCCGGTGAATTGCGCAAGCGCGCCGCGACGCGCAAGTTCGAATACCGCTGCCACCTCCTGCCGCACGACATCGAGGCGCGCGAAATCTCGACGGCGAAGAGCCGACGCCAGACGCTCGAAGAGCTGCTGCCGAAGACCGAGCCGATCATCACCGTGCCGCGCATCTCGAGCGTCGAGGACGGCATCAACGCCGCCCGCTCGCTGCTCGGCTCGTCGTACTTCGACGGCACGCTGTGCCGCCAGGGCCTCGCCATGCTGCGCGGCTATCACCGCTCGGCGATGGGGCAGCCCGTCCACGGGCCTGGGCCGCACTCTCACGGCGCGGACGCCTTCCGCACGGCGGCGCTGGGCTTCCAGCTCGTCCATGGCTTGAGCGCCTCGATCCTGCGGCCAGGGCGACTGCGCAGGCGCATCAGGGGCGTCGTTTGAATACGTCGAGAGGAGCATCCAACCGGCAGCGGGAGCGGCGGCACCGGCTATGGTGAAGGCCATACAAGGCTGAGTTCGGGTCTTCTCGGCGTTGGGCGGCTTTGTCCAGGCCGCCCGAACGGTATCAACCCGTGAAACTCAGCAAACCGCCGCACTGACAAACGGATCGCATTGCAGTAAGCTCGCCTGATCGGCCAGCTCTCAGGGACCGGGTGGCCACCCGTCCCTCCTCCGGGGAGCTGGATATCCGATGGCCATCGAGCGCATCTTCACCTTCAAGAGCGGCGAGACGCCGCAGACCTACGATCCCGGTGATCCCAACACTTATCAACAATTTATTCACGCCCTGATCACCGACTCCCGCGACTACGAAAATTCCGTCCTCGCGCCCAAGCGCGACGAAGCCCAAAAATACTACTACGGCATGTTGCCGAGCCTGAACGTCACTGGCCCCTGGAGCGATACGCTCATCATCGAAGACCCGAACGCGACGTTCGGCGAAATCATGGAGCCGCTCGACGGGCCGACGAAATCTTCCTTCGTTTCGACCGACGTGCGCGACGCGGTGTTGATGATGCTGCCGAGCTTGGTCCGCATCTTCGCCGCGAGCGAGAACGTGGTGCAGCTCGTCCCGCGAGGGCCGCAGGACGATGGCATGGCCGAGCAGGCGACCAACTACGTCAATTATGTTTTCTGGCAGGACAACCCAGGCTTCCTCACGCTCTACGGCTGCTTCAAGGACGCGCTCACAGTCAAGACGGGCTACATCAAATGGTGGACCGACAACACCAAGGAGATGCGGCGCAAGACCTTCGTCAACATCAACCAGCAGCAACTGCAGATGCTCCTCCAGGAGACACCGGGTGCGCGGGTGATGGAAGGGACGCTCGTCCAGAACGCCAACAATCCAGGCGGGATCGATGTCGTCATCGAGGCGCAAATCTCGAAGCCCCTGACGCGCGTCGAGGGCGTGCCGCCGGAAGAGATGCGCCTCGACCGCTACGCCCGCACCTTCGCCAAGTCGCGCATCATCGGACACGAGCGCATCGTCTCCATCGATGAGCTGACGGCGATGGGCTATGACCGCGACCTCTGCGCCAACTTCCTGCAGACCCAGGACGTTCATAACTTCACCATGGAGAACATGATCCGCAATCCTGGGCGCGGCATGTCGAGCCGCGTCGGCGACGGCGTGATGTATGGTGAGTGGTATATCCGCATCGACTCCGACGGCGACGGCGTTCCGGAGCTGCGCTACATCTGCACCATGGGCGAGGCGCATCAGATCGTCGCCGATCAGCCAGCCAACCGGATCAAGTTCGCCCTCTTCAGTGTAGACCCGATCAGCCACACCCTCGTCGGCGACTCGATTGCCGATCTGACCATCGACGTGCAGCGGATCAAGACCAACATGACGCGCGGCGTCCTCGACAGCCTCGCCGAGTCGATCAACCCCAAGACCGTCGTCAACGAGCTGATCACCAACCTCGATGACGCCTTGAATGACGATCTCGGCGCGGTCATCCGCACGCGCGGCGACCCCAGGGACGCCGTGAGCTTCGCCTCCACGCCCTTCGTCGGTCAGCAGGCCCTGCCGGTCCTCGAGTACCTCGACGCCGTCCAGCAGCGCCGCACGGGCCTCAGCGACGCCGCCAAGGGCCTCGACCCGAAGGCCCTGCAATCCTCGACCATGATCGGCGTCGAGGCGGTGATCAGCGGCCAGCAGGAGCGCACCGAATTGGTGGCGCGCGTCCTGGCCGAGACGGGCTTCCGCGATCTCTTTCATGGCCTGTTCAACGAGATCGTGGAGGCCGAGAACCAGACGCGCACGCTGAGGATCAACGGCAATTGGCAGACCTACAACACCTCGATGTTCGACGCCGACATGACCGTTGAAATCAACCCGACGCTCGGCAAGGGCAGCGACACAGTCCGGATGATGACGCTGCAGCAGATCAAGCAGGACCAGCAGATGGTGTTCGCGCAGTTCGGGCCGCAGAACCCTGTCGTTGGCATTCCGGAGATGCTCAACACCATCACCGACATGCTGGCTATCGCCAACATCAAGAACGTGAGCCGCTATTTCAAGACGCCCGATCCGCAGACCCTGCAGCAGATCGCCCAGGCTCCGAAGGAACCCGACGCGATGATGGTCGCCGCCAAGGCGAACTACGAGCGGGTGAAGAGCCAGACCGCGAAGGCTATCGGCGATCAGCAGTTTGCGGTCCAGAAGCAGGCGCAGGACGACGCCTTCCGCCGCGACAAGCTGGCGCAGCAGCAGGCCTACGAGACGGAGAAGATCAGGGTGCAAGAGACGCAGATGGCGCTCGACCATCAGGCCAGCATGGCCCAGGTCATGGCCGATCTGGCGAAGGCCGCGATGCCCAAGCCGGGGAACGACAACTTGCCGCAGGATTGAGAACGGGCTAGCATCGCGCCGCTTCAAGTCGGAAGTCACGTGACTCGGGCCGCCCATCCACAGTGGCGGCCTTTTCTTTTGTCGCGAAGCGCAGTATTCATAGCGGCGTCGAGTATAGATGCCCATCGGACATCTCGGCGCTGGGTCACGATGACTGCGCCATGATGACCTCGAAGGACATCGAAAAGCACGTACTCAGTCTCAGCGAGCGGCGAGAGCTTGGCGACGCCGCCAGGGTCTTGTTGAGGGACAAGGCGTTCGGCCTCGCTTTCTGGACACTACATCAGCGTTGGTACAACGAGCTGGTGCATTTGCCTCACGACGGCCCAAGGCAGGCCGAGATGGTGGCGAAGCTCCGGGCCATCGAGGAGTTCCTCAAAGAGTTGGAGCTGATGCTCCCAACGGACGACGCGGCGCGGAGAGAGAACCGTGCCTGACGGCCTGGACGAAGCTCGCGACGCATTCGCGCAGGAGGTCGCGCCTGCCTCGCAGCCGCGCGATCAGGCTGGCCGGTTCGTGGCCACCAGCTCGAAGCCGGAACCCATCTTTCAACCCAGGCCGGTAGAGGGCGGCGACGACGGCGACACGTCGGACGCTGGGCCTGACCCGCGCCTATTGGAGCAGGAGAGGAGAGTAGCCGATGGCCGGGATCAGCAAGGGCCAGTTGAGGGGCTTCAGAAGCCCCAATCAGATGACGCAGGGACCGCCGCCCAAAGGCGCGACGGCGGCGACAAGGATGAGCGGGAAGGCCGCGACGCCAGCCAAGCCGACGATGCCGATAACGACAATGAAAAACCAGACGCGGGGACCGACGCCGAAGGGCAAACCGGCGATGACTCCCCCCGCTACAAGGTCCAGATAGACGGCGAAGAGCGCGAGGTTTCGCTCAACGAAGCCTTGCGCGGCTATCAGCGCGAAGAGACGTTCAACCATCGCGTCAATCAGATGGTCGAGGTGGCGAAGGCCATCGACGCGCGCGGCGCGGAGGCGATCCAAAGCCGCGACGCCTACATCAATCTGTGCCGCCGCCAGGAGGAGGAGTTCGCCGCTCTCATCCCGCAAGAGCCGAAAAATTGGGACGAGCTGTACAAGAACGATCCCGCGAGCGCGCACAATCTCGAAAAGAACTACCGCGCCGTCTACGGCACGCTCAATCAAATCCGCGCCCGTCGTCAGGCCGCCGAGCAGGAGGCGGCCAACGACAACGTCCGTCGAACGACGGAATATGCGCGGAACGAGTTCAACAAATTCTGCGGCAAGAACAAGCTCGCCAATCAGGTCGAGGTGGATAAGGCCATCAGCTCGATGCGCCGCACCGCCATGAACCATGGCTTCAGCGAGGACGAGGTCGCGACCACTTACGACGAGCGCATGCTCTCGGTCCTCCTCAAGGCCGCCAAGTACGACAACATGGTCGCGAACAAGCCCTTCCCGGTGCAGCCGGATCGCGGTCAATCCCTGCAGCCAGGATCAGCCCCTCGCGTCGGCGACGCGCGCGGGAGGCAGATGAACGACGCTCAAAAACGGCTCGCCTCGTCGGGCCGGATCGATGACGCAGCCGCCGTCATGGCGCAGCTCATCCGGTCCAGATAAGTCCGGATCAACCGGAGCCAAGTCTAGTCTTAGGACTAGAGCGCATAGTCTAGCCATCGGCTAGAGCCAGAAAATCCCGCCCCACGCGGGAAACGATGTCTCTTGTCGAAGGATCAAACGACTATGGCCAAGGTTACAAACGCATTCACTACCTACATGGCGACGGCAAACCGCGAAGATTTGTCCAACGCCATCTATAACATCGACCCGTTCGACACGCCGGTCATGTCGGCTATTCGTCGGAGAAATGTTAAGAACCGGATTTTCGATTGGCAGACCGAGTTCCTGCCCCTCGTCAATCTTGCCAACGCCCAGCTCGAAGGCTTTCAGCTCGCGAATGGTCCTGCGCAGCCGACGATCCGCAGAAATAACATCACGCAAATCTCTGAGCGCGATGCGACTGTCTCTGGATCGCAAGAGGAGGCGGATGCTGCAGGCAAAGGCTCCGAGATGGCGCATCAAATGGCTCTGGCGGCGAAAGTACTGAAGAGCGACATGGAGTCGATCCTCTGCTCTCGTCAGCCTCGCGCCTTGAACGACGGGTCCGATACTGTCGCCAGGACTACGGAGGCCTTCAGCCATTGGCTCGGCAGAGCAGTGGACAAGAACTCCAACACTGCGGCGGCCATCGCGCCCGGTACTTCGGTTACCGGCTTGCCTGTCCTGGCGACCGATGCATTCGCGGCACCGGCCACCCCAGTGACGATTACTGAGGCGATGCTCGGCGACGGCATGCAAAAAGCATACACAAACGGTGGTTCACCTTCGCTCTGGATAGTAAGCCCAGGGCCGAAGCGTACAATCTCCACCTTCACTGGCAGAAGCACAACTCAAGTCTTGGTTGGCAAGACGGAAGTTGTCTCGACCATCGACGTGATTGCGACCGATTTCGGCAGGATCAAAGTCGCGCCAAGCCGGTGGGTCCCTGTCGATGTCGGGCTATTGATCGACCCGGATTACGCTGCAGTGGCGTTCTATCGTGCGTTCAGGCAGTTCTTGATGGCGCGTATCGGCGACGCCGAGACGAGAATGATTGTGTGCGAGTGGGGCCTGGAGATGCGTAATCCATTGGCTCACATTCTCTTCAACGGCATCCAGAAGTAAGACTGTCACGCTACTGTGACGGTTCTAGAGTAAGTGCAGTAACGCGGCTCGAGGCCGCAGAAAGAGAGCAATGTAATGGCTTCACAATCTGTCACTATCAATGGCATCTTGTGGGATCACGCCTGGAAAACTCCCCGCAAGGTGACGCTTGTCGGCGAGGCCTATTTGACCGGCCTTGAACCCGGTTACCCGCTGCCTCCCGAAGGCCCAGGCTGGCCCGACGAGCCGCCGCCCAGGCCGCAGCCGAAGCCTCCTGGCTTCTGGGGGCCGACGGACCCGCGCCCGACGCCGCCCATCGCCTTCCCGCCCGAATATCCCGATCCGCCTGCTGGCGGCGGGGACAAGCCTCCTCCGGAAGAGGGCGGCTGGGGCTACTGGGCCGATCCAGCGGTCAATGCTTGGGTTTACAAGCCGCCGGGTGGCGCGGGGCCGAAGCGTTGATCTGAAGTGAGCGAGTCGAAGCTCACCTATCGCGACGCCGACGGCGTCAGGCGCACGCTCATCACCGATGACGAGCGTCCTGGCGTCGTCGTCGTTCACACGCAGCAGGACATCGAGCCGATCCTCGACAGCGTCGCGCGCGACCGCGAGCTGTTCAAGCACAACGGGCCGAACAAGGTGATCGGGCGCGTGCCGGTCGCCGTCGCCGAGAAGGCCGTCCTCGAAGGCTGGGACGAGGGCGATTGGCGGAAGTGGTGGAACGGCGAAGGCAGGCCGTTCCGCATCTGGAACCCTGGAGGGATGATATGAGCCTCGTCGGTCTTCTGCTCGGCATCATCAACTGCGTCATCCTCGCCGCCGTCCTCGTCCTGATCGGCGCGATCATCGTCTGGGTGGCGACGATCTTCGAATGGCCGATCCCCTGGAACATCCAGCGCATCTTTTTGCTGATCGTCCTCCTGATCTTCATCGCCTGCGTGATCTCGATGCTCGTCGGCGAGCCGATGGTTCACTTCCTCCCGCCGCGCCTCTGAGGTGAAGTGTGGCCGACACGGATCAGATATTCGGCAACCTACCGCCGCGCTTCACCGGCAGAGTGAGGGCTGACAAGGCGGCGCGCGGACCGACGCCTGAGAACGCGCCGATTGCCGCTCCACCGCAGTCGTCGGGCAGCTCGGTCTACGACGCCGCCATGACGCCCCTCCGGGCCGCTGCAGGGGCCGCCGGTCGCCTCTATGATTGGGGGACCGACAAGATTGGTCAGAGCGCCTACACGCCCTTCCCAGGCCTTGCGCCGAGCTTCCATCCGGTGAGCCAGGATACCGCCGATTGGTTCACCGAAGCGGCGCGCAATCCGCCGATGCCCATGGGTCCCGGCGGCTCGGCCTCGCACCTGATGAGCCACCTCGCGGAGGCGAGCCTCGCCGCGCCGCTCGCCATGGCCGCAGCGCCTGCCGCGCGAACGGGCCGCGCCATCACCGATGTCGCTTCCGACATCCGCAGGCTGCCGGTCGATCAGGGCATCGCGCAGGCGCGCACCGAAGCGCATCTCATCCCTAATGGCGGCGGGTCCGTCGCCGACGCCACCAATGGGTTCGTCGGCGCTCCTCCCGACATCAAGACCTACGCGGACTTGCAGGCGCGTCGCGCGAGCGTGGACAACTACATCGCCCAGCGCCTCGAAGGCTCGACTTGGTATGACCGTGGCCGCGCCGGGATCGCGCAGGCGACCGGCGGCGATCCGCAGGCCGCCGATTGGTGGGCCAAGCTTCATGGCATGACTTCGGCTGGCGTCAGCCCCGAAGCAGAGACGCAATTCGCCCTCAAAGAAGCCGTGTCGCGCGCCGCAGGCGAGCCAGCGGTGGGACACTATGGCGCGCAGTCCCGCTCGCTGGATCGGGCCATCGAGGCCAACGATCCCGACTTGATGCAGCAGGGCGGCAAAACCAGCGAATACGCCGCCAAGCTCGCGCAGGACCAGCCCTACCCGACGGCGACCGGCGTCAATGATTTTCGTCAATTCAAGCTCTGGCAATATCCGCAGGCCGACAACCCAGCGACAAGAAATTTCGGCGAGGCGCAGCATCGCTTCATGGATTACGAGACGGCTCTCAGCGCCGCTCGCGCCAATGATATCGGCCTGGGTGGCCGCACGAACTGGACCGGCGAGCAGATACAGGCCGTCCCATGGGTGACCCAAAAGGCCGAAGACCTGGGCATCCCCTTCGAGGATGCCGCCAAGACCGGAGCTGACTTCTATACGAAGCATCAAGCCGCAGTGACCTACGAGCAGCAGCCGGGGCAGGCGCTGGTGGATCGCGGGCATCTCCCCGGCGCTGACAAGATGAGCGCGGAAGATCGCGCCGTCTTCGCCGCCAACGATCCGTGGACGGACGCCACCGGGCGCGACGTGATCTATGGAGGAGGCCGCGTCTACAACTCAGCGGGCGAGCGCACCGGCCTGGGCGTGCCGACGCTGCCGACGGTCAGCGCCACGGGTGTGTGGAAGGACGAGACGAACCCGGCGCGCATCGCGCGGCCTGCAATGCCCTTCACTATCGGCGGCCAGGAGGGCTTGCCGAAGGACACGAAATCAGTCCCCGGCTTTGGGCAGAACCTCCTGAACACGGGCGAGTACATCCGCTCGCTCTTCGGCGCGCAAGAAGGAGGGGGCTGGAACAAACTGTGGGGCAAGCAGGCCCCTGGCGCGCAGAACGCCGTGTTCGTGCCTCTCGACCGGGACATCACCAAACCGGAGATCGACGCTCTGTCGAAGGCTGGCGAGCAATTCGGCCTGCCGAACGTCACCTCGACCAACGGCGGCGTTGCGGTCCTGAACTACGACGGAGCGCCGAAACTCAAACCGAAAGATCGCGATGGTTTGATGGCGGCGATTGGCGACGCCAAGCCCGACGACGCTGGCGATCATAGGATGGTGAGGGCTGACACGGGCTACGCGGGACCGGAATACACGGAGCCTGGGAGCTTCAGCGCCACGGAGGCTTTGTTCGGTCCAAAATACATGGGCCGCAATCCCGGCCTCAATGACTTCTTCGCCAATAACGCCGGGATTGGTCAGAGCGCAGGCGCGCTCGCGCGGCGCGATCTCGGCTTCGAAGGGCAGCTCGGCGCGCAAGGCCAGGACTTCTGGAACCTACGCAATCTCGCCGCCGCCGATCCATCGCCAGAGCTGGGCATGACCTGGGCCGACAGGCTGCAGCAGGCCGTCCGGAGTCGCGCGGTGCCAGCGAGCGTGACCGTCGGGGGCGTTACGACTGCCCTTTATCCGACGGCTGGCCTGCCTGCCCCTCTGCAGCAGCCGCAGCGTCCTGGGACGACGCTGAACTCGCAGCCTGATTGGCAGCCTGATTGGCAGCTCTACGGAGGAGGCTTCTAGGTTGCGGACGATAGATCACAGACCCTTCCTTCGGAGCCATGCGCCGGTACAGCTCCAGCATCTCGCTGGAAGTGGCCTTCCTGTCGTCGGCGTAGCGCGTGCCGTTTTTCGTGTAGCGGATTTCGATCACCATCGTAGATGTCCTTTGGATATTCCACGCTCACATAATCCTCTTCGAGGGGTTCGGCAATGACCGACTTCTCGGACTTTTCCACCCAGGTCGCCGAGTGGGCCAACCGCCAGGATTGGTCGCCGACGCTCGTCACCTCCTTCATCCGTATGGCGGAAGCGAAGCTAAACCGCGAGCTGCGGATCGACCGCATGATCAACTTCGCTGACGGCCAGATCATCTCGCGCGCCGCGCAGCTCCCCGACGATTGGTTGGCGATGGACCTCGTCCGCGTCGCCAACGACACGGGAGCCGACGGCTATCTGCCCGCGCGCTACAAGTCGAGGGATGAATTTTTCAATCAGCGCGACAGCCAAACGTGGATGTACTACACGCTCGAGGGCCGCTCGATGTACTTCGGCGGCACGCCCGTTCCAGTCGATGGCGTGATCTACAAGATCGCCTACTACGGCGAGGTCCCTGTCTTCTCCGACACGCAGACGAGCTGGGTCTACACCAAATATCCGAGCCTCTATCTGTTCGCGGCCCTGATGCACGCCGATCTCCACGCCGTCGGCGAGGAGGACAAGGCCGCCAACATGAAGCAGTGGGTCGAGGACGAAATTCAGAAGCTGAACGCCGCGCATCTCGGCGCGAAGGCGAGCGGCTCGCGCGTCACCCGCTCGCGCCACCGGAGCTTCGGATGACCGTCACTCCCGCGCCCGATCCCCCTTGGGTCCCAGAGGTCCCGCTGATCGAGCCATGGACTTGGTTCGATACGAGCGGCACGTCGAAATACGGCATGAAGGTCTACGGGCGCGGCCCTTACGGGCGCTACCGCCAGCCTCCAGGCATCTGGATCGAAGAGGGACCGCCGCCCGCGTGGACGCCCGCGCCGACGCCCGAACCCTGGTCTGGATGGAGCCGCAGCCATGGCTAACGGCAGCGACGCCTACACCCAGAACTACGGCTGGACGAAGCCCCAGGTTGACGGGTCCGACGACACTTGGGGCGACAAGCTCAACGCCAACCTCGACAGCATCGACGCGGACCTCTACGCCGTCTCGATCCAGCAGAGCGTGAATGAAGCGCCAACCGACGGGCGAAACTACGTCCGCAACGGCAATCTGCGCGCTTGGTACGCCGCTCCCCTTCCGTCGGTCACGCCGCCCGCGATGGACGGAACCGCAGCAGCCGGGACCTCCGCGACGTTCTCGCGCGGCGACCACGTCCACCCGACGGACACGTCGCTCTACCCGGCGAGCAATCCCGCGAACTACATCAACGCCACGCAGGCCGCGAGCGCGGCTCCGGTGCAGAGCGTCGCGGGCCACGCTGGCGCGGTGACGCTGAACCATCTCGACATCCAAGATTGGACGAGCGCGACGGCGACTTTCGTCCCCGACGCGCCCTCTGGCGGCCCCTACGGGCGGCAGACGGGCAACTGGGTCATTGTCCCTCCCGAAGCGCCCGCTGGCGGCCCCTGGGCGCGGCAGCAGGGCGGCTGGGTGGCCATCCCTCCGTCAGGGATTGCCGACGCGCCTGCAGGAGGCCCCTACGCTCGCCAGACAGGGTCCTGGGTGGCGATCCCGCCTTCGGGGATCAGCGACGCCCCAGCGGGCGGCCCCTACGCGCGCCAGACCAACGCCTGGGTCACCCTCCCGCCGAGCGGCGCTGCGATGGGGACCTCGCCGCCCGCATCGCCCGTCGTCGGGCAATTCTGGTACGACCTCGCTGACGGTCAGACCTACTGCTACGTGGACGATGGCAACACGCGCCAGTGGGTGGTCGCGAACAATCAACCGGGCGCGTATCTCGCGACCAACGCCGCCACGCCGCCCAGCAATCCCGCCGTTGGCCAGCTTTGGTTCGACACTGTCGGCGCGCAAACCTACGTTTGGTACGACGACGGCTCATCGAAGCAGTGGATAGTCGCAAACAACATGGCTGGCGCGTATCTGCCCCTTCAGGGCGGCACGATGGTTGGCGCAATCACGCTCGCCGCCAACGCTGCGGCGAACTTGCAGCCGGTGACGCTGCAACAGATGAACGCCGCCATCTCGCCGCTCGCGACACAAGCGCAGCTTGGAAACTATCTCCCTCTCGCTGGCGGGACGTTGAACGGGTCTTTATTTATAAATGGAAACGCCGTCATCCAATCGAACTATTGGCTTGGCCTCAACACGACGGGTTATGGGGCGCTTAACAACGTCAACAGCTTGAATTGGACGACAAGCGGGCTAATCACGGAATGCTCGAACTCGCCCCTGTTCGCCAACAAGATCGGCAGCAACGGAACGGCGGCCATCTTCATGCAAGGCGGGACCGGCTGCGGCTCGATCACCGTCGCCAACGCGACCTCGACTGCCTACAACACGTCGAGCGACGCGCGGCTAAAGGAGGACTTCCAGCCCTTCGACGCTGGGCCGATCCTCGATGCTCTCGAAGTTCACGATTTCGCGTGGAAGCAGAAATACAAAGGCAAGCAAATTCGCGCCCATGGCGTCCTCGCGCAAGACGCCGCGCCGATCTTTCCTGACGCCTTCTGCCAAGTTCCCGGCAATCCGCTCCCTGGCGCGACCAGCGAGCTGCCCGACGATCTGTGGATGGTCGATTACTCGAAGTTCGTTCCCCTGCTCTTGCAGGAGATCAAGGCGCTGCGCGCGCGGGTCGCCGCTCTCGAAGGGGCGCGCTGATGGCGGTCGATTTCCCCGCCTCGCCCAGTGTCGGCGACATCTACTATTCGGGCGGCATCGCTTGGCGCTGGGATGGCGTGAAGTGGGCCGCGATCCCGGCGCAGGGCGTGGGGCCATGGCTGCCGCTCGCTGGCGGCACGATGGGCGGGCCGATGACCTTCGCCGCCAATCAATCCGCTTGGCCCAAGCCTGTTGTGGGCGTGACGGACGGGTCCAACGCGGCGGCAGGGCAAGTCGGGGAATACGTTTCCGCAGCGCAAGGAACTGCCGTCAATGTTTCAAATGGAGTTCCGGTAAATGTCATTTCGATTTCGTTGTCGGCTGGGGATTGGGACATAGACGGTTATGCGAATTGGACTTTGCAGGGGGCAACTTACGCTGCACAAGGAAGCAATACTGTTTCAGCGAATCTTGCTAATCATTCTATGCAAACGTTATCGACTG